GCGCGCCACGTTCCCGGACCAGTCCTTCGCCCGCGAGCGACTGGGCATGTGGGCCACCGAGGAGTCCGAGCGTGTCCTCCCGCTGGCACAGTGGGAGGCATGCTCTAACCCGAACCTCGTCGACGACGGCGGGGAAGTGGCCCTGGCCATCGACGTCAACCCGGCCCGCGACTGCGCGTCCATCGCCGCCGCCGGGGCCACCGTCGACGGGACCCCCTTCGTCGACGTCATCGAGACCCGCCGCGGCACCCCGGACTGGCTCCTGGAGCGCGTCGCCTCGATCTGTTCCCGCCAGCCCGTCCGCGCCGTCCTCATCGACGGCAAGGGCCCCGCCGCATCACTGATCGACCCGCTCAAGCGCCGCAAGGTCAAAGTCTCGGTCACAGGCGCCGGCAACATGGCCGCCGCCGTCGCCGAGTTCTACGACGCCGTCATGGCCGAGCGCGTCTGGCACCTCGACCAGCCGGGCCTGAACCTCGCCGCCTCCGTGGCTCGCAAGCGCCGCCTCGGCGACGCCTGGGCCTGGAACCGCAAGGACACCGACTCCGACATCACCCCGCTCGTCGCCGTGACCCTGGCCCTGTTCGGTCACGCCTACACCGGCGTCGAGCGCCCCCGTCCCCGCAAGTCCTCCGGAAAGGTGGTGGTCTGGTGAACCTCGACAAACTCACCGACGATGAGAAGCCCCTCGTCAAGCACATGATCGCCAAGATCAGCGACCACGCCAAGGCGAACAAGACCCACGAGGACTACTACGACGGAAGCTTCCGGCCAGGGTTTCTCGGCATCGGCCTTCCGAAGAACGCTGAGAAGCTCGAGATGGTCACCGGCTGGCCGGCCACCGCCGTCGACGTCCTCGAGGAACGGCTCGACATCACCGGCTTCGGCGACGACGAGACCCTCACCGACATCTTCACCGCCAACTCCCTCGACACCGAGGCCTCACAAGTCCACCTCGACGCCCTGATCTACGGCATGTCCTTCGCCTCCGTCACCGCCGGCGGACCCGGCGAACCCGAGGTGCTCATCCGCGGACACGACGCGAAGTCCACCACCGGGGTCTTCAACCCCCGCACCAAGCGCCTGGACGCCGCCCTGTCCCGCGAAACCAACGACGACGGCGACGTCACCGACATCACCCTGTGGACCCCCGCAGAGATCGTCACCGCCCACCGAGAGAAAGCCAACGACCCCTGGAACGTCATCGACCGCACCCCCCACGGACTCGGCCGAGTCCCCATGGTCGCCTTCATCAACCGCCCTCGCGCCGGTGACCGCGCCGGGCGCTCGGAGATATCAAAGGCTGTGAGGCGGTACACGGACTCCGCGGTGAGGTCCCTGACGTCGATGGACGTCAACCGCGAGTTCTTCTCCGCGCCTCAGCGCTACCTCATCGGCGCTGACGACGAGCAGTTCGTCGGTGCGGACGGAAAGCGGACGTCCTCCTGGCAGATCGTCACGGGCCGTCTCTGGTCCGTGCCGACCCCGGAGGAGGGCGAGCAGCCGAAGCTCGGCCAGTTCGATCCCATGAGCCCCGGGCCGTACCTCGACCAGGTCCGGGGGCTCGCTCAGCTCCTCGCCGCAGAGGCCGCGATCCCTGCGTCCTACCTTGGCTTTACCACGGAGAATCCATCCTCGGCGGACGCCATCCGCCAGATGGAGGCTCGCCTCGTCAAGCGTGCCGAGAGGCGACAGGTACAGTTCGGCCACTCCTGGTCCGAGATCGGGCGCCTGGCGCTCGCCTCGGCGACGGGGGAGTCCGCAGACGCCGTCGACCGCCCGGCCGTGCAGTGGGCGGAAGCCTCCACCCCGACCTTCGCCGCGACGGTCGACGGGCTGAGCAAGCTCGTTCAGAACGAGATGGTCCCGAAGAACTCCGCGTGGGTCTGGGACCAGCTCGGCCTGCCCCCGGAGACACAGCGTCAGCTCAAGGCAGAGCTCGCACAGCAGCGCATGAGTGAGCTGTCCGCGACCGGCCAGGGCGTCACTTCACAGGCAGTGGAGCTCGCCCGGATGAACCGACAGTCCGGATCCAGCGACAGTGCCGAGTAAGGGAGGTGATGCTCAGTGCGAGATCTCGTGGCGGAAAAGCAGTATACGGAAGCTCTCGACGGCCTGCGACTGCTCGCACAGCGTGATCTGCTGTCCTGGTGGAAGCAGACCGAGCACCTCGCCTGGGCAGACCAGTTGAAGCTCATGGAGGAGCCCTTCGCCGAAATCGTCCGCACCTACGGTGAGCAGGCGGCGTACTCAGCGGCCGACTACCTGTTCCTTCAGCGCAGCCTCTCGGACTCGCTGAGGGGCCTGGAGTACCCGGAGACGGCGGACCCGGTCGCCTTCGAGCAGGCACGGTCCTCCTACCGCTGGGCGATGAACACCACGAAGACCGCGGCTGCCGAGGACGGGACGATCATCGCGGACCGGGTTGCGGCGCTGAACAAGCTGGCGGGAATCACCAACCGGCTCGTCGTAAGCCCCGCACGCAACACCGTCGAAAACGCCGTGGCGAAGGCCGGCACCCGCTACGCGAGAGTGCCCGAACCGGCTGCCTGCTCGTTCTGCCTCATGCTCGGTTCCAGAGGAGCTGTCTACAGCAAGAAGACAGTGCTCAAGGACTCCGGCATGGGGAAGTACCACGACAACTGCAGATGCCTCGGAATCGAGTGCGAAGGAGATCACGACCTCCCGAAGATCAACCAGGAGCTGCAGCAACTCTGGAAGGACACCGCTGACGACTACGGGGACACCCCGACGATCGAAATCTTCGGGGAGGCACTGCACCGGCAGCGTGACGGAACGACCCCACCGTGGATCCCCATCGACGCCAGGCGCATCAACCAGGCACCGGGCAAGGACCGCGGCCCACTCGGCAGCGTGCTCTCCGTGGACGAGATCGAGCAGAAAAGGCTCTACGGAACACCGTCAACCCTGCCGGACACTCCCCGCAACGCCAAGGACCAGAAAGTCTGGGACCAGGAGCAGAAAGCCATCGACTGGCTCTACGCAGCCGGCGCCCGCGACATCCGACGGGTCGGCCTCGGCAGTGAAATCGGAGAGCCGATCAAGACCCCCGACATCGTGATCGACGGACAACACCCCACCGACATCAAGACGGTCGGGGTCCAGCGGATGAACGACCAGTCACGAAAGGGCGCGAAGCAGTCCCGACAGCTCGTCTTCGACGTCCGCGGAGACCCGGCGTCAGCAGCAGAGATCGACAGCGCCATCCGCCGGACAGTCAGAAACGAAGGCGACCGGCTGGACCGTATACTGGTGATCACTGACCAGCAGCCATACATCTGGGAGAGGTGAACAATGTCAGTCACACCGAGTATCGAGATCATCGAAGGACCGCGGACCGCAGCAGAAGCACGAGCCATGCTGGACCGCCTCGTCCCGACCGCCGACCAGGGCTGGTACCTCATCGCCGGCAGTCCGGCGGCCGTCTACGACGAGGACGAGGATGCCGTACTGAGTATCGAGATCAACACCCTCGAAGACACTGTCACCGCCCAGTTCCAGGACCTGTTCGACAACCTCTGTGAGGCGACCGACTGGCACATCCGTCTCGACTGGGACGGGCCCGACGAGTGGCCCGACTTCCCCTACACGTCGAAGGACAGATCCCCAGGACAGCAGGCCCAGGACCTCTGGCCCGCAGCCTGATCAACACCAACATCTCACACCCGGCCCGCCGCCCACGGCGCGCCGGGTGTCGTCATTCACGGAGGGGCATCCGGCGCAGGTCGCCGGGCCGGGATAGCGTCCCGGCGCACAGGCTCGGGGAGAACGCCTGTGTGAGGTTCGAGTCCTCGCCCGCTCCACCAACCCCGCGCCCTGGAGGTGTCGGGGTCTTGTTGTATCCACCCCGTTGTTCCCCTGGAGGAGAACTCATGTCCACCATCACTGGTGCCACCGGCCAGGAGCCGGCACCGACCACAGGGCCCGACACCGGGTCCGACTCCACCGACAAGGCCACCACCCCGGCCCCCAGCGCCGGCGCCAAGCCCGGCACTGAGGACCAGGGCGAGGCGGACGACGGTGACCTGTCGCCTGATGACCTTCGCGCAGCACTGACCAAAGCGCGCAAGGAGGCCGCCCGCTACCGCACGGAGCGCAATGAGCTGCGTCCGCTGGCGGAGAAGGCACGGCAGGTCGAGGAGGCCAACAAGACCGAGCTGGAGAAGGCACAGGAGAAGCTCGCCGCCCTGGAGGCGGAAGCGACCGAGGCCAAGCAGTCAGCTCTGCGCTCCCGTGTGGCGTCCGCCAAGGGCGTCCCCGAGTCCCTGCTGTCCGGCACGACCGAGGAGGAGCTCACGGCTGCGGCCGACGCTCTGCTCGAGTTCGCCGGCACCGCCAAGGAGCAGAGCAAGTCCAAGGGCGCCCCGTACGTCCCGTCTGTCGGACGCAGTTCCGGCGGGGACGACCGAGACTCCATGGCCCGCCAGATCCTCGGACTCTGACACTGGATCCAGCCCGACCCTCAACAACCATCAACCCTGAAAGGAGCCAGACATGGCCACCTATACCCAGGAGACTCTCACCGGAGGCAGCGGCGGTTCCGCCCTCCTGCCCCGGTCCGTCTCCGACGAAATCTGGAAGTCCGCCCTCGCCACCTCGGTCGTCCCGTCGCTGGCGAAGGCCCACCCGATGATCATCGGCGAGAACATCATCCCGGTGCTCACCAAGCGCCCGTCCGCCTCCATCGTCGGCGAGCTTGGCAACAAGCCGGACTCCGAGCTGGAGGTCGGCGCGAAGTCCATCAAGCCGATCAAGGCCGTCGTCGGCCTCGAGTTCTCCATGGAGACCATCGAGACCAACCCGGCGAACATCCTCGACCTCATGAGCGATGAGATGTCCCAGGCGCTGTCCCGCCAGATCGACCTGGCGGTACTCCACGGACGCCAGGCGGTCAATGGCGCAGCCCTCACCGGCGTGACCGAGTGGATCACCCAGACCGCTAACTCCGTCGAGCTCGTCGCCGGTTCCAACGGCCGCCCGGACCCCGCACTGGCGGACTCCGCGCTGTGGGAAGGCTACAACTCCGTCGTCGGTGGTGCGACCCCGCACAACTTCACCGGCTTCGGCATGGACCCCCGCTTCGTCGCGTTGCTGGCCAACGCCCGCGACAAGGAGGGGCGCCGCCTTAACCCGGAGATCCCGATGGGCGGCGGCATCACCTCTTACGCCGGCCAGCCGGTCGCCGCGTCCCGAGCGATCTCCGGACAGATGGACGGCTCCGCCGACACCGGCATCCGCGCGATCGGCGGTGACTGGGACGCGCTGCGCTTCGGCCACGCCCTGGACATCAGCCTCAAGCGCATCGAGTACGGCGACCCGTTCGGCAACGGTGACCTCCAGCGCCGCAACGCCGTCGCCTTCCTCACCGAGGTCATCTTCGGCTGGGCGATCCTCGACAAGGACGCCTTCGTCACCTACACCGAGGCGGACGATGACGCGGGGGAAACCCCGGCCCCGTGACCGGGCTGAGGCCCCGAGCGGGCCTCCACCCGGCGAAGGGGCTGCACCCGCGCAAGGCCAAGAAGTAGGAGGTCGAGCATGACCGCTGTGACCATCACGGTCGATGACCTCCGCGTATTCGACCCGGACATCGACGAGGCGAAGGCAGAGATCCTGATCCGCGACGGGCTGGCCCTGGCGGCCAGGGTTGCGCCCTGCATCACCGACGACGGCTTCCAGTTCGTCGGTGCCGCAGAGGCGATCATCAGGGCAGCAGTGCTGCGCTGGGCGGAGTCAGGGGGAGGGTCAGTCACCCAGGAGCAGGTCACCGCCGGGCCGTTCTCGTTGAACAACACGTTCAGCCCGACAGCTCGGCGCTCCCTGTTCTATCCCTCGGAGATCACCGAATTGCAGAAGCTCTGCAAGGCCAACGCCGGCGGCGCCTTCTCGATCGACACCGCGTTCATCCCGCGGTCGGTCGAGCACCGTCCGGAATGCTCCGTGCGGATGTCCTCACTCGTCGACGGACAGTCCGTCCGCTGCACCTGTGGTGCTGACGTCGGGGGTTCCTGGTGAGCGTCTTCCCCGCCCGGTACAAGGTTCAGTTGAGCCGGTATGTCGAGACCGTCAACGACATGGGGGACCCGACTGTGGGCCACCTCGAGCCAGTGGAGGTTCTCGTCGTCGGCTGGGCGGTCACCGGCGGGGTGGAGCGGGGCGAGGACGGGCATATCAACCAGGTCTCCTGGGATGTGTCCCTCTACGCCCCGGCCTCACTGCAGGTTGACGCCCAGGACCAGTTCATCGTCCCCGGCCTCGGCATGTTCGAGGTCGCCGGGTCACCGGCGAACTGGGACAACGGCCCCTGGTGGAGTCCTGGAGTCTCCGAGATCCACCTGAGGAGGGTCGATGGGCAGAACTAAGCTCGTCTGGAACCAGAAGGCGTTCAGGGAACTCCGTCTTGACCAGGGAGTCGCTGCCGATATTGAGCGGCGAACCAGGGCGATCAAGGAGGCTGCGGGGGAGGGGTTCGAGATGGGTTCCAGCCCGGGCACTAACCGCTACCGCGGCAATGTTGTCACCGCCACTCACCGGGCGATGAAGGACCAGGCGAAGAACAACACCTTGCAGCGCGCTCTCGACGCAGGCAGGGGTTGAGCCCAGTGACCGCACCTGATCCGGTGCCGGGCCCGACCCCGGCCCTGCCGAACGCCGAGCTCGTCGCCAAGGCGCTCCTCTCCGACGCCCTCAGCATCCCCGTCTACCAGACACCGCCCCGCACCCCACCGGAGCGGTACATCCGGGTGGCCCGCGCCGGCGGTGTCATGCGAAACCGCGTCACCGACGCGGCGACCATGGTCATCTCCTGCTACGCCACCGATCCGGCGGACGCCGCCGATCTTGCCAACCAGGCCCGAGCGGCTCTCGTAGCCGGCCGCGGACACCGCGCAGCCGGTGTCCTCGTGCGCTGGTGGGTGGAGATGGGCGGCCCCGCCTACTACCCGGACCCGGATCGCAACGACCGGGTCCGCTACCAGTTCACCGGCGAGCTCCGCCTCGCCGCGCACGTGAACTGACCACACATTCCGATCCCACGAAAGGGGAATCATCATGGCACGTGGCACTACCGCCAACGTCCTCGCCGGTATCCCGGACTCCGTCGGAGGCCTCTGGGTCTACCCGACGGGCCTGCTCACCGCCGACGCCCTCCCGACCGCCGACACTGACCTGGCCACTGCTGGCCTGGTCTCCGTCGGCTTCATCGGTGAGGACGGCGTCACCGAGACCGCCGAGCGCGACACCGAGAAGAAGAAGGCCTGGGGCGGTGACACGATCCGCGTCCTCCAGAACGAGTACAACCAGACCTTCAGCTTCGTCCTCGCCGAGGCAGCGAACGCCGAGGTCCTCAAGCTGGTCTACGGCCCGGACAACGTCACCGTCGCCGCGGACGGCTCGATCACCGTCATCCAGAACTCCAAGACCCTGCCGCACCGCACCTGGGTCATGGAGATCCTCGACGATGACGGCAAGAAGGTCCGCAAGGTCATCCCGGACGGCCAGATCTCCGAGATCTCCGATATCACCTGGGTCCACTCCGACATCGTCCAGTACGAGGTCACCATGGAGACCTTCATCGACGCTGCCGGCAACAACGTCTACACCCACATCACCCCGGTCGCCGCTGCTGGCGGCACCGGCGGTGGAGATGACGGTGATGACTCGGGGGAAACCCCGGCCCCGTGACCGGGCTGAGGCCCCGAGCGGGCCTCCACCCGACCGTGGGGCTCCACCCGACCAAGAAGTAGTAGGGAGGTTCACTGATGACGGAATCTCGTAGCGACATCATCGTCGCCTACGGCGACTCCCAGACCGAGGGGTTCAGCTGGGGCCATCGACTCCCGCTGCTGTCCTCCACGATCAAGGAGACGGTGAACCGCGGCCTCTCCGGTCAGGAGGCCGGCACCGTCGCGGTGAGGCAGGGAGGCATCGTCCTCTCGACAACCACCGCGGTGGAAATCACCAGTGCTGAACCGGTGATCGTCGGCCTGCAGGCGGACAGGACGCCCTGCAACATCCGGTCCTCCTCATCGACAATGCCGATGGAGCTGTCCGGGGAGCGAGGGACACTCACCATCCTCACGCAGGCGGACACGCCGGAGGGCATGCCGGTCTCGTCCCGGAGCAATGGCACGTTCTGCGGGCACTTCGTCCCGGATACTGCCCCTGCCGGACCGGTGACGGTTGCGGCCGGTACCGAGTTCGTTTCCCAGGACGTCGTCGATCACCCGGAGTACGCCGAATGCACCCAGATCATCTGGGTCGGCGGCAACGACTCGGCGTTCGCCGGGGCAACCCGGGTCACCGGCGTCGTGTCCGCGGTCCAGGCCATGGTCGATCGACTGAAGGCGACTGTTGACCAGCCGCGGTTCCTCGTCGCGGCCCGCACCTCGGGCCCGTCGGAGGTCACCGGCACAGCTGGCCACACGACGGCGGTCGATCAGCATGCCGCGCTCGCCGCCGCATTCCCGGACAACACAATCGACATCCGGGGTCACATGATCGCCCACGGCATGCAGACCCTCGGGCTGACACCGACCGCTGACGATCAGACGGCTATCGACGGGGACACCGTGCCCCGCAGCCTGACCTCGGACGGACTGCACTACTCGACCCAAACCCGCGAGCAGGTGCTCGCGCCGTTCATCATCTCCGAGCTCGCGGCTCGGGGATGGGCCACCGAAACAGAAGGAGAGGTGATTCCTGTGGCCGAATACAGCCCCAACACGTGGGTCAACGACTCCGCCCCCGACCTGGAGGCGGACAACCTCAACAACATCGAGGCAGGCATCCAGCAGGCACTCGAGGAAGTCAAGGCCGCGACGCAGGGTGTCGCGGACCTCCGGGAGAACAAGGCGGACGCCACGGCGCTCACTTCCGGTCTCGCGGGGAAACTCACTGCACTGCCGACCACGCAGAAGAACAAGATCTACGGCACCGGTATTAACGGTGAGTTCGCTACCTACAACTACGTGTCGTCCGGTGCTGACGCGAACAGTGTCGCGGCCAGGTCCTCGTCCGGCAACGTTGCTGTGGCCCTGGTGCCTTCCGCTGACATGCACGCCACGTCGAAGAAGTACGTGGACGATGGTCTCGCGAAGAAGGCGGACACGACCGCGATCCCGGACGTCTCCGGCCTGGCAGCGAAGGCCGACATCCCCGACGTGTCCGGTCTCGCGAAGACCACCGACGTGCCGACGAAGGCCGACTTCGACGCACTCGCCGCCCGAGTCGCCGCACTCGAAACCCCGGCCGCGCCCGAGGCGTAGCCGCACCCGGGCCCGAGGACTCTCGACGGGGTCACCTCGGGCCCCCTCTGCTTCACCCCTGACCCCGTCCCTACTTCCACCATCACCGCGGCGACCGCCGCAGACAGGACCCCGTCATGCTCGAGAAGTTCCACTTCCACTCCGACGCCACCGGCGCCGACATCACCGTCCCCTGGCAGGAGGACTGCATCACCTACGGCTTCCTGGAGGACAACTCCGGAAGGTCCGAGCAGGAGATGACCACGGCCATGATCAAGGCCGCAACCGTCGACCGCGGCGACACCACCTCCCACGACCAGATCCGAGCCCTCCCACTCCGCGAGTTCCAGGAGTTCACCGAAGCCTGGGTCAACGGCGACCAGACTGTGGGGGTCGCCTCCCTGGGGGAATCCTCGGCCTCCACCGATGGCTCCGAGCAGACACCGCCCACCGCCTAGCCCTGGAGGCTGACCTGATCCGGGTCGGTCTCCGCCTGCGGTGGCTGGCCGACGGCACGGACCGCCTGAACTGGCGGGACATCTGGGTGATGGTCGACCAGGCTGACGAAAACTCAGCGGTGTACGCATCCCAGGTCGGCGACGAGGACCGCCTCTGGAACCCCGACCGTCAACTCATGGCATCCATGGTCGACATGCTCACCTGGCAGGTCTGGTCGAAGTCAAAGGACGGGCAGAAGAACCGCAACCGGCCCAAGCCCATCCCACGACCCGGGGTCACCGAGCACGAGAAGAAGACCATCGGCGGGAAGAAGTCCGCCACCTCCGCCGCCAACGTCGCAGCCCTCCTCGGCATGTGACGACCGGGGTGGCTTCCGCACCACCACCCGAGAGGAGCCCGCCGTGGCCAACGAACTCGCAGTCGCCTACGTCTCCATCGTCCCTGAGACCAGCAAGATCGCGCCGGGCATCAAGCAGGCGTTCGGCGCGGCGGAGAAGACCGCCAGCACGTCCGGCCAGTCGATGGGATCGAAGCTGTCCGCCGGCATCGGCAAGACGCTCAAGGCAGGTGTCGTCGGCGCCGGTGTCGCCGCCGGCGCTGTCCTGGCCAAGACTCTCACCGCCGGGTTCAACCGCCTGGACGCCATCGACCAGGCCCGCGCGAAGCTGCAGACCATCACCGGGTCCGCCCAGCAGGTCGACGCCGCGATGGCGGACGTCACGGCCTCGGTGAAGGGCACCGCGTTCGCCACCTCGGATGCGGCGAACACCGCGGCTCTCGCCCTGGCGGCGGGAATCAAGCCGGGGGATGACCTGCAGCGCGTCCTCAAGGAGGTCGGAGACGCCGCAGCATTCACCGGAAAGGACTTCGGTGAGCTCAGCCCGATCTTCACGGAGGCTGCTGAGCAGGGCAAGGTCACCGGCGAGACGCTGGCGCAGATGCGCGACAACGGCATTCCCGCGACCTCTGCGCTGGCCAAGCACCTCGGCAAGACTGCCGAAGAGGTCGCCGACATGGCGTCGAAGGGCGAGATCGACTTCAAGACCTTTCAGGACGCCATGGACGAGGCGATCGGCGGGCAGGCACTGAAGTCCGGCCAGACGTTCTCCGGTGCGATGAAGAACGTCGACGCCGCTCTCGGTCGCGTCGGCGAGACCCTGCTCAAGGGAGCGTTCGCCAAGGCCCCCGAGATCATGGGGAAGATGACCGGCGTCATCGACGACGTCAACGCGAAGCTGCAGGCCAGCATCGACTACTTCTCCACCGGGACGCAGGACAATGACCTGTGGGCGAAGGCGTTCGGGGATCCGGCGCAGGCCCAGCAGGTCATGGACACCATCGACCAGGTGAAGGGCAAGATCCAGGAGTTCAAGGACGGCTTCGCCGGCACCGGTGACTCCTCGACCATGTTCGGCAACCTGGGGGAGTCCTTCGGCAAGCTGTGGGAGGCCGCGCAGCGACTCGCCCCGGCCTTCGGCGATATCGCCGGGGCACTGGGCCAGGCGGGAATGCAGGCGGGCTTCGCGGCCCTCACCGGCGTCCTCGCGGCCCTGGCCCCGATCATTGCCGACGTCATCACCCCGGCCCTGGAAACCCTCGGCGACGTGATGAAGGACAACCCTGCCCTCGTCACCGCCGTCGTCGGCGCATTCACCGGCTTCAAGACCCTCGGATTCGTCTCCGGGATGTTCACGAAGATCGGTGGTGGGGCGAAGACCGCGTCTGGGGCGTTCAAGTTCCTGTCCGGCGTCATCGGAGCGGGTAAGGGCGGCGGCATCGGCGGCGCTCTGGTGAAGATGATGGAGGGCGCGAAGTCTGCGAACCCTGTCATCGCGAAGCTCGGCACGACCGCAGCCGGGGTCGGTAAGAAGCTCGTTGCCCTCGGCAACGTGAAGCAGTCCTTCGGGAAGATCAGTGGCGCAGTGTCGAAGGTCGCCGGAGTGTTCAAGTCCGGCCTGGTGAAGGCTGTCGGCATGGCGTCGAAGGCGTTCAAGGCGTTCGGTGCCGTGATCATGGCCAACCCCATCGTCGCGATCATCGCGGCCATCGTCGCTGTCGTCGCGGCACTGGTCTGGTTCTTCACGAAGACGGAGCTGGGTAAGAAGATCTGGAAGTCGTTCATGGACTTCCTCGGCACGGCGTGGCAGTGGATTAAGGACACTGCTGTGTCCGTCTGGACCAGCGTCGCCGACTTCTTCACTGGCCTGTGGGACGGGATCAAGACCACCGCCGAGAACGTGTGGAACGGCATCAAGGACTTTTTCTCGGGCCTGTGGGACGGCATCAAGAATGTCTTCACCGTCGCGTGGACTGCCATCAAGGACTACTTCACCACCGCGTGGGAGAACTTCAAGACGAACGTCGAGACCGTCTGGAACGGGATCAAGACGTTCTACTCCCTGCTGTGGGAGGGAATCAAGCTCGTCTTCACGACGGCCTGGACGATGATCTCCACCTTCTTCACCACCGCGTGGGCGATCTTCACCTTGCTGGTGCAGACCGTGTGGAACACGATCGTCCTGATCTTCCAGACCGTGTGGAACACGATCGTCCTGGTCGTCACGACCGTCTGGAACTCCATCGCCGCGTTCTTCTCCGCAGCCTGGGCTGTGTTCACCGGTGTGGTCTCTGCAGTGTGGAACGGGATCGTCTCGATCTTCACCGCGGTGTGGAACTGGATCAGAAACATCATCACGAGCGTCTGGTCCGCGATATCCGGGTGGGTGTCCGGCCAGTGGGCCGCGTTCACCGGACTGGTGTCCTCGGTCTGGAACGGCATCAAGAACACGATCAGCAACGTCTGGAACTCGATCAAGTCCGGAATCTCCAGCGCAGTATCCGCGATCGGGCAGAAGCTCGGCGAGTGGGTCTCCACCGCCAAGCAGAAGGCCACGGAGTTCATCAACAAGGTCCAGGAAATCCCCGGCAAGGTAAAGGACGCCTTCGCCAACGCGGGCCAGTGGCTCTACAACGCCGGCCGCGATGTCGTCCAGGGCCTCCTCGACGGAATCGGCTCCCTCATCGGATCCGTCGGCAGCTTCATCAGCGACCATCTCCCCTTCAACATCGGCGGCATCGTCGAGGGATGGATCTCCGCCGACGGCTCAGTCGCCTACGCACGAGGAGGCGTCGAGCACAATGCCGGTGGTTCAGTCCGCGGACGCCGCGAGAAGCACGTCGCACAGATCGCCGCTGGCGCTGGCCCTGTCCGAATCTGGGCGGAGCCGGAGACCGGCGGCGAAGCCTACATTCCGCTCGCCCGCTCCAAGCGCCGGCGGTCCTCGGCGATCCTCGCGAAAACCGCGGAGATCATGGGATACACCGTCCTCGGCACCGACGGACAGCCCATCA